TCTGCAACAAAACGAAAAGAGATAGATTTACCTGATCCTGTAAATGTTGCTGTTTCTACTGGAGAGGGATTACCATCATAAACTTGTGTTGTATCAAAAATAGCTGAACCATATACAGCTGCAGTTCCTGCACCACTAAATGCCACGTTAGCAGGGTTAAGAATAGTTGTATCTTCAAAGTCATACACTATACCTAGTGATACATTTATTGCACCCTCTGCACGTAAATACGTAGACATATCATAAAATATTTTTCTTTGTCTTGGATCTTCAAAATATAAGTAAGGTGTTTGATAAATACTTAATACATCAGATCCTGCAAAAGATGTTCCTGATTCTTGTGCATAAACTTTACCTGTAGAGTCACCATGTATAATTGTTTCTGTTGTTCCTATGTATCCACTGTCTGCACAAGTAACAGAAAAACCAAACAATGTTGCAAACTCAAAACCAAAACCACCTTGAGGATTTTCTCTAAGTGCTCCTAGTATTCCTACAGAACTTGTTCCTGCAAACATATATCTAAACTGTGACTTTGATCTAATTAATACAGAAGATAAACCTGTAAGTGTTTCTGTATTAATAGTATTCTGTACTGTTTTATGTATCTTCTTAGATACAGTTTCAAGATTAACGTCACCAATCTTTGCAGTACCACCAATAGGTCTAATACCATCTGGTGCTAAAAATAGTAAGTCACCACCTATTTCTATTACACTGTCTGTAGCTAGACAACCTAAGTTATTTGTAACATTCTCTAATACAAAGTCTGTTCTATTATTACCAACAAGTCTTTTAATATTATTAGTGCCAAAGATATAAAGAATATTACGAAAAACTTTTATAGCTACAACATCAAAACCTACATTAATATTACCTGCACCATTTGCAGGAGTAAAGTCAGTTTCAGCTAGTGGAGCACTAAAAAATAACTCATCTTTCTTTGCAGGATCACCTGCTAAAAACAAATGGTTTTGATAAACTTCTGATATTACAGGATCAGTAGGAGCATTAGAGTCTGTTATCTGAACATAACTACTACCATCATAAGTAGCTGCAGGATTAATACCATCTGTGAGTACAACTTTAGGTGATCCAAAATTAATTCTGGTAAACCTAACTTTAGTTACACCATTCATTGTTGGTGAACCTGCACTAGTAATAGCAGTCCAAGAAGAACCTGTCCAATAGTGTAAGTAGTTACTTCCTGAAGAGGGTTTTCTTGCAGCTAATATACCATTATGTATTCCATCTGCTACACATACACCTAATACAGAACCTGTTCCAGTAACTGTGCCATAAGTATTTGCAAAACCACTTATTCTTCTATAACCACCCTGTAGGTCAGGTTCATAGTTTAATAGTTTTGTGGCACTACCCGGAAACTCTTCTCCTTGAGATAGAACATCTCCTGTTGTATTTAAGCCACCTCTAGATATAACTTTAAAGGTTTGTAAATTATCTGCCATTATGAACCAAGACTCAACATATGTGAAGAAAATTTAGGTCTTTGTATCATTGTAGATTCTACAGAAAGTTTATCATCAAGTAATAGTCTACGCATAGCTTTCATACCCATCATAAACTTTTGCTGATGTATTTGAGCACTTTGTTCATTTGATCTAAATCTCATCATATAAACCATAGCACCATCAATAATAATATAATTAAATCTTTCAGGTATAATAGGAACATCATAGGTACTGTCTGTTCCATCTGTTGCAGCTCCAGTAGATGCATTAATACCTAATGTATCAGGAAACTTATAGTACACATATTCCACTACATAAGCTGCATTAGGAATAGGTGTAACTCCAAACTTTTCTTCTGCTGTTTGATAAATTAAATCAGGTGCAGTTCTACCACCTGTTCCTGCAGCATCTTCTATTGTTCTATAATTTCTAGTATAACTTTCAAAAGATATTGTAGGTAAAGATTTAGCTGTGTTAGATTCAGAAGTAAGTGTCTTTAAATAAAAACTATCCCAATCCACTGAAGACATATCGGTAGGAAAATCATACGTTCCTGTACCTGCCGTTAGTGTTTGGGATTTTACAGTCTTTAGAAATGGAAACTCATGCCCATCTTGAAGTATTTCTCTTATAGAGTTATTAATAGAATCTTTTGCTATCGCTTGAACATTCTTAGCTGTAGCAAATGTAGATGTTGTTAGAGTAACTTCATTGAGCCTACGTAATAATTCATTAGTTAAAGTTAAAAATGTTGTTGCCATAATTTACCTTTTTAAAAATCTACACAGTATTCCATATAAGTACTTTTTAAAATTGTATCTTTATCTTGCCATGTAGGTGCATAAACACATTCTATTTTTGTATATCCATTTTCTTTAGCATAATTAAATCTATTATTTCCTATAGCACAACGATATTTTAAATCCTGTTCATGCACTTTAGTTGGATCTACTCTGTGTGATTGTTCTTCTGTATACTTTAAGTAAGTTTTTTGTAACCAAATAATTGGAGGCCAAAGCATTCCTTTTTCATTTAAAGATTTATTTATAGCATTTCTAAAATTAGTATCTTGTAAAGCTGCCTCATCCATTTCCCAATAAACTTGATCTAAATTAAAAATTTTAATATCCCATTCAGGAAATTTATTTTTTGCTTTTAGTATCATTAGATAAACTAAGAGGGCAAGTTTCCCTGCCCTCCTAATGTTAATTACTATACGTTATCTCTAGACGCAGTAGCAGCTTCTCTATGAGCTGCTGAAATGTCAGCGATAACTGCATATACTCTTAA